AACTCTAGTTTTAACTTCATTATGATTGCCCAATGCATAATTATGAATATTATGTTTAATACCATAATCAACCATAGCACCCAAAATAAAAAAATTCTTTATAGGTGTCTCCAGATGAAATCTTTTTCCTATAACTTTAATATGAAATTCTATCAATTGCATACCAAGAGTATCTTTTAATGATCGGACTACAGTAGTTTCTCTAGGATATGCTCTGTTCAAATATGGTATATGAAAAAGTATTGGTTCATATCCATCTTTTTTCAATTGAATAGCAACTGCAAGACTGTCACGACCTCCACTAAATGCAAGCAAAACCTTTTTATTTTCCTCTATATTATAACGAGGCAACTCAATACTATTATGCAATTTTGGGGGCGATTGATTATTCTTAGCATATAACCGTTCCAAAAATGGTTCCAATAACGGAGAATATCCACTTAACTCTTTTGGGAAAATTTCACACTCTACATCACTTCCCAACCTTGAAAACATATCAAAGAAAAAGGGAGTTATATCAACATCCTTTTTTACAAATTCTCTTTTCATGGTATTAAATCATTCTTATAAACATCTATAACTAAATGTACCCTATCCGTTTTAGAAGCATTTATTACAGAATGTGGTTTAGAAACATCTAACCACCAACATTCTCCCTTTTTCATTTTAAATTCAGTTGGATCTTTATCTCTACCGTCCAACCAAGAAATCATAGATATGTTTTCATTCGTAATAGTTGGAACATGTAACCGAACTATCTTACCATCTTTTATATCTTTATCTACCCTATCCGTGTGTTTAGGTATTTTTTCTCCATGTCGAAGATTCATTAATCTGACTCTTTCAGTTTCTGCTGGTATTTTGTCCATTAAAAAAGATATATTTAAGTCTTTATATAAATAAGTCTCTTGTAATAAACCATCAGAACCAACACCTAATACATTTGGTTTAGATATGACTGATGGATCAGGATCATAACCTTTCAATGACATAGCAGACCAATTACCTTTTTTATTATTTTTTGTTATAACAGGAGCAAAAAGGCCTTGCCTTGAACTCCAATAGTGATTGTTTTCTTCCATGTCACACCAATCTACTATTGGTTGTAATTCTTCATCAGTATATGTTATATCTAATTTTTTCAATTAAAAAAATCTTCTAGTGTGCCACCTTTAGTTTTACTAAAAATGTCCTGTTCTTTATCTTTACCAAAATACCAGATATTTTCTATGAATATCTTATCCATGAATTTTTGCAATTGGTCATGGTCAAAATTTCCCTCTTTATCAGAAAATACTGCTCGACCTTGTGGACGTTGCATTATTCTCATCCCCACCTGACCAATGAAATGTTCTTTCATAGAATCTACTAAATCATCTCCAGCATGATATCTTACACCTTTAATTTTTGGGTCAAGCAGATTTAGCATAAGAACTCCACTCTCACTTAACGATTCAAAACTCTTTTGAGATACTGGTAATAAAAATCCATCTCTCCATTTTTCATAGGTATCATATTTTGCCCATGATTGTTCTTCCTCAAACTTACCACCTTCATTATATCGTTCTGTTGAAAAGTATGGTGGACTAGTGAATGCACAATCTACATCTTTAATTTCATCCCAAGGTAAATTCTCTGCCCCACATCGATAAATTTGTACTGTCTTTGTCCCGTGTGTTAGTTTATCATAAAATGCGATCATCTTTTGATATCGTTTAAATGTATTTGGATTAGGATCACACCCTATATAATGGGTTGCGTTGGAAGCATAAAAAGCGGCAAGTCGATCTCCCCAACCCATAGAAGTGTCCAACACTGTCTTTGCTCCTGTCATATCATATATAACTTTAGCAACAAGAGGTTTGAACTGCGTAGCATTATATGTTCCTAATCTAAAAGCAACATAATAAGTCTCATGTGTCAAAAAATGTCCTTTCTTGCCACCTGGATTTACCCCTCTCCAAATTGGACCAAAGGCACCCCATAAATTGTCTCCATCTTTCCATCTTTGTAATGGACCTTTATATCCATACGAATTACATGCTAATCGCAAATCCTGCATAAAATAATTGCTGACATTAATAAAGGAATGAACACCAAAAGGAGTATCTATTACACCCAACCCATAAATGTCGTATGGATATTTGTAATCATCATACTTTTCCAGTATCTCTCTATCAGTTTCCTTAGTGTATTTGGAAATATCCACCTTCTGTAATTTATAAAATGCCTTGGTAATATCTTCTTTGCTATAGTTCTTTAATGGAAATGGTGGTTTCTCATTAGTAATATAATCTGCCAGTGTCTTTCTAAATTCTTCCTTGCCGAATTTGTCAGTTACTTCTTTAAATTGGTCACGATCCATCACAGGCAATCCTGTATCATCTAGACTATTTCTCAATATTTCATATAATTCACTCATGCGATTCTTTCTTTATCTAGGTATGGTGTATATGTTCTTACACTACTATGTGGTCTGCCCTTATGGCCAAGTTTAGTTTTTTCTTCATCTGTCAATTCACTATAATGTTTTCTTGTTGATGGGTCTACTAAAGGAAAATCTGTGTCAAATCCTTTTTCTCTTCTAGCATTAATTCTATTTTGAGCATTTTGATGAGATGTAACCCAACGTAAATTATCAATGTGGTTGTTTGCTCTATTATGATCTATATGGTCAACCACCATTTGTTTTACTAATAGTTTTTGTACATTTGGTGGAGTGTTAAGAAACTCCTCTTTTGAAATTCCAGTATCCTCACAATTATATACAAAAGGTTTAAATAACGACATAACCAATCTATGAACTTTTAGTGTTATTCTTATCCTATCTGGATTTACAGTTGTTTGAAAACCAGCATTTTCTTGTATATCATGTACTAAATACTGCTTCTGTAGAACTGGTATATCCTTTCTAAATGGATAGACAGTCATTTCAACGTATCCACCTCTATATCCTGGTCTATTATCTGGTTTTGGTATTGGTTTTTTCTGATACCATTTTGAATCATCAACTTTTGAGTTTGGGCCTTTAGACCAATTAGAAGCACATTGCCCACACCTACTTACCCAATAACCTTGATAAAATTCGTAAAATTTAATTCCATTTTCTATTCTAGTTCTCATGCGAAGAAATCCTCTAACGTAGCTACATTTGATGATTGGATATTCCACCCAATCTTGTTTGTTATAAAAATAATCGGTTCAACAAATGATTTTTCAAATTGTTGTTCAAAATCTATCAAACCTTTTAAGTCTAATTCTCTCGGCATATCTGTTATGAACGAGAATGCGGTGGACTGATATATGTTAGGTATTCGCAAATGCAAAAACCTGATTTTATCGCCGTTTTGTATACTGGGGTATTTGTTTTCCAAATTATTTGTTTTAAGAAGATGGTTATATAAAATTCCACCTTTAACATGGATGGGGGCTCCTTTTCTAAAAAGATTATGGTCTGTAGTCCATCTTGCTAATCCATTACAACTTCTAGGATAAGCAATCTCCTCTGGAGGTAATTCCATAAATTCTTCTCGGAACCCCTGTATAAAAGTGTTCAATTCCTTCTCATTACCATTCATAATGATGTCTAATGCTTCTTTAATTTTTGCTCGGCAAGGAGCAGGAGTGCTCGACTTAACCGCTTCAATGCCCATAATCTTTAGTCTGGGTTCTTTGTATCGGACTCCTTCACTGTCGTGGACGTTGAGGATGTATCGTTTTTTTGCTGTCCAGATTCCTTTGTCGGCAATAATTTCTCTATCCATGACCATTTTTTGTTCATAAGCTCCCATAAGTTCAGCAAGAGATTTATAAGACTTATTAATAAATGGTTCCAACTTATCAGTTGCCACTTTATCCAAGAATTCGACCACCTTGCTAGTTTCTGGTGATTCACCAAAGACTTTGCTAACCAGAGATTCAAAAGTGATGTAAACCGAATCCGTATCTGAAGCAATGACATAATCTTCTCCTTCTGTTTCCAAAATCTTATTGAGATATTTATTAAGAGATTTTTCAATCCATCGTATAGATAACTGACCAGATGTTGTAATTGCTGTAGCAACCAACAAATCGAAATAGCGAAACCAATTATTCCCAACAGCACCATACGCACTATTAAGGGATATCTTCTTTGCCATCTGAATGTTGTTATACTTTGATATATCCTTGAGAAGACTCTTGTCACCTGTATCCTCATATCTCTGCTGAGTCTCCAGAAGAAGTTTTTTATACGTAACACGATCATCATAAATTTTCTCCATCAGTTCTGGTAGAAATCCTCTTTTATCTTTTCGAAAATATGCACCGTTTGGAGTCATACAATGTTTAGTTTCATTCTTTACTTTACCATCTAAAATCTTATCAACCAGACCATCCTCCTTCTTGCAGTTAGGTACTAATGTCTCTGGTGAAATATTGTATTGCATAATTAAATGTGGGTATAGGGAATTTAAATCAAAAGACATTACCCATTTATGCATTCCCACTATTGGATCTTTGACATAAGCACCTTCAAATTGTTCTACTTTTTCTTGCGGTGTCTTTTGTGGTATGACGATATTTTTCTCTCGTAGGTAATTATATATTAGGACATCCCAGTACCGAACTGACCCAAGAACATCTGGATAATTGACTTTACCTTCATATGCCATAGTCAAACATAGTTCGATTAGTTTCATCTTGTCTTCTAAACGATCTACAATTTCAACGTCTTGTATATTATATTCAATGAAAGACTGAAAGTCCTTAGTATACCACTCACGAAATGTGTCAAAAGGATTTCCTGCCTTACTTTCACCCAACTCGACTTTAGCAATATGGTCTAACCTATAAGACTCCTGATTTGTATATGTGAATTTACGATACAAGTCATAATAATCTAAAGCAGAGATTCCCTGTATACTATAAGTCTGGTGATTTCTTCCTTGCTGATATACCTTCTTCTCAAATACACCACCCCAAGGAGATAACCGTTTTAATTCATCTTCACCAAATAACCTTTTAATACGATTACATATATACGGTATATCAAAAAATTCTGTATTCCATCCTGTTATCACATCTGGAAAATGCTTCTCCCAAAATATAAGAAACTCTTTTAATAAATGCACTTCACTTTCGCACTCAACATATGTTACATCTTTGCGATCAGTTTCAAACTTACCAATACCCCAAACCATAATTCGTTTAGTTTGTTGATTTTTAATTGTAATAGACAAAAGTTCTTCTTCTGCCATAAATGGGTTTGGAAATCCATTTTCACATTGAACTTCAATATCAATTGTTGCTATAAGAAGTTCATTCATATTCCAATTAACAGTTCCCTTATAATTGTCTGAGATATAACAATAAGCATACTGTGTATTACCGTACACAAGATTTGGTTGTGATTTATGATCCTCCACCCACTGTTTTGCTTCCTTCATTGTATCAAACATTTGGGGCAAGACATGTTGTCCGTCTAATGTCTTGTAACCAGTATGTTGTTTGACAGGAGAAAATAGAGTAGGTGAATATCTTATTCTGGAATTTTGCCGTTGTCCATTTTTAACTTCACGGACAAGCAGATAGTTGCCCCATTGAAGGACATTTGTATAAAAACTCATAATATAGTTATATCACACTTCAGTAGTTTTGTCAAGGTTCCAATTGTCACGATTTTTAAAATATTTAAATATCATTGTAGTTATGCCAGGATTAGTTTTTTCAATACCTGAGAAGCCTGGGTTTGCATTAACTTCCAATACGTAAGGAGATTCTTTCTCTCTATCTTTAGAAGGAATTAAGTCTACACCAGTAAGAATACCACCAACCGTCTTTGATGCTTTAATGGCAACTTCTTTTTCTAATTCTGTTAATTTCATTTTTTCTGGTTCTGCTCCTAAAGAAACATTACTTCTAAAGTCTGCTCCTTTAATAACATTTCTTTTCATTACAGCAACAACTTCATCATGCAAAACTATAACTCTAATATCATATTCCAGTTCTATAAACTCTTGTAGCAACAATGGAAGATCATTATTCAACATCAGCATCATCTGTACAGTTGTGTGTAAAGTTCTCAGATTATCAATCTTCACCACACCAACCCCTGTTACGGTTCCTTGTGACAATTTAAGTATAACTGGAAAATCACTTTTTAATTCTTTAAATGCTCTTTCCGAATCCTCTGAATGAGTTATACGAACAGTTTTTGGTGTTCTTAGTCCAGCATTTCTTAAATAAACATCTGTTAAATATTTACTATTACATATTTCATAACAATGAAAAGAATTTAAAAAAAAATGTTCATTTATCTCAAGTGCTTTGAGCATATCCCACCAATTTTTTTTATTATTGGGCAAATCTCTATATAAGAACAAACTGTTGTCTTTATCTATTTCTAGTGGTTCATCATATTCCACATTTCCTTTTGAATCTGGTAAAATATATTCACCAGTTTTATCGTCTATAGGAAAATGATTTAAATAAGTCTTACCATTTTTATTTGATACAAATGTTCCATTATAATCTAGATAGTGCATAGTAATACCAGATGATTTTGCAGCGCTATTCATAATATTCATCATTTCGATATTACCAGTTTTCTCAACATCTCTACGTGAATCAGCTGTATGATAAAAACAAATAATCTTATATGGTTTCACTTCTTCAGTAAAAAATCGTGTGAAACTTTCCATTACGATAACACCGAGGCAACATTAAGGCTTATCATACCCAATATAACTGTAATAACTGAAATCCAGAACATAAATTTTATTCCCATTATACCTCTTTCTTCTTCCCTATGTTGTATTTGGTTTCTAGTGTCCAATCTTCCTTTTCACTGTAAGATAAAACCTTGATTTGACTTAGAGGAGCAACAGGTTCTGCCTCTCCTAATACTTCAACCAATCCCCAATCCTTCAGCAAATTCGTGAT